ACAAGCGCCACAGTTTTCTTTTGTATAAATCGTGATCATCAGTTTGGTGCCACTTGCTTAGCGCGCCGCGGGCCACCATACAGGTCATTCATTCGCACCCGAGTGAACCGAGTGTTCGACTTTTCCTGGCCGCTATCGACGGTAATCCAAGGATTAGCGCCATTGCACCATGCTTTGAATTTAGCATCAAACTTGTCTGCGAAAGAACGACCCTCGCGAACCAAGCGGATAGTCGCTTTCGCCACACTTGAATGAATGCCGTTGCTGCGCCGCTTCTTACGTAATACTTTCTTACCCATGTTATATTCCTTTCATATGTTCGTAGCAATATTTAAATTTAACACATCACGCCACAATGTCAACCATTATGTGATTTTTAATGTAGTAGTGTCAATGCCTGGTCACGGTCAATGAACTTGTATTCTATTTTGGTCGGCTGGAATTCTTCGAAGAACGATAACACAAGATCGATATCAATACATGAACAGGAGTATAAATCATACTGGATGATCGCAGGCGATACCTCAGACCAGACATGAATTACAGTGTGACTTGTCTCCAAAATTGCAGCGCCAGTAAGGCCTTCGTTGCCTTCAAGTTTACAATAGTATGATATGGGATTTGCTTCTAGTCCCTGGGCGAGTTTCATCCCAATTCCGTCTATAATACTAGACAACCATTGTTTAATGTAGACGGGACATCTTGGGGGCAATCTTACTTCGGCCCTGACGATAAGGTGTTTATGTTCTAGAAGCTTAGTCACCGCATGTATCCTCCAATATTTTTCCTATGTTTTTTCTAGTAAACTTCATCGCTATATTGGCGTTGTAGAAAGCAGGTTCGTTATTTGGTAACTTAGCTTCTAAAACATTGTGTTCAAATTGCAGTTTCACTTCCCAGTAGTTGGTTTCGCCTCTAGTTTTGCATAACTTAATCACTTCACGTTTGAAGTTCTCAGGTCCTAAGGTAGCGACATCTTCAAGAAGAGGTAGGCAAGAGCCCCAGTAGTCTTTCCAGTCATTTTCGATTCTACTTCGTTTTTTCTTGCCCTTGACTTGGCGAGTGTGTGCTTTAGTGAAGTATTTTCGACCTATATACTTTTTACCTGTAATGTTGTTTGTGATCAAATACACGTATCCGAAGTTGTCCCCGGGGTCTTCAAATTCTTTTTCTTCTAAAAGCCACATAAACACAACCTCGTTTGAAGTTGTATTTATCAAAACGTGTTTTCATTGATTATTCGTCGTCTGCCTCTTCTTCATCGTTCTCGATGTATGTGCCGCAGAAAGCACACCATTGAACTGGTTCGTCTGATGTTGAGACGACTTTAAATTCAATATCACACGCCCCGCATGTTAGCCATTCCATATAGATCTCCTAAAGTTTGAAATTTTCGAATGTATTAGAGGTAACATCCCGTTTGGTGCCACCCAGAATGTATGAAGTGACATTCACTTCTTGCGGCGCCACTTGCACATCTGCGCCGGCAATCCACTTTGCTGTCCACGGCAGCGGGTTTGTGGTGACAGTTTTATTAGCGGGCAGCCCGATTGCGGTCATACGCTTGGCCCCAATCCAATCGACGTAGTTACAGAGAAGTTGCTCGTTCAAACCAACTAGGCTGCCGTCCTTGAATAGATATCTAGCCCATGCCTTTTCCTGAGCAAGAACACTCTCGAACATTGCAGTGCATTCGCCCATTGTCTCTTCGCGAATAGCAGCAAAATCAGCATCCTCTGTGGGTAGGATTTTTAATAGCTGTTGTGTGGATGCCAAGTGTAGATTTTCATCACGTGCGATGAGTTTGATAATCGCTGCGTTGCCTTCCATTTTCTTCAGTTCAGCAAACGCCCACGAGCAAGCAAACGACACATAGAATCTGACGCCCTCTAGTGCGTTGACTGCATTGAGACAAAGCCACAGAGCCTTCTTGTGATCATAAGCATTATATACCGACAAAGAATCTCTAACAACAGGCGTAATCGCTGCAACGGTATTCATATCAATCAACTGATCATAATATTTGCTTATGTCTTCGGCGCATTCCGATATAGCCTCGAGTTCCAACATTTCGTCAAATACGGAACTTGGGTTCGCGTATACATTACGAATAATATGCGTGTATGATCGAGAATGAATTGTTTCAAAAAACGTCCATGTTTGGATGAAGGTTTCCAATTCAGGCAACGAACATATGGGGAGGAAAGCAAGCGAAGGAGCTCTACCTTGCACTGAGTCAAGTAGGATCTGCCGCTTGAGGTTTGATGTGAAAATGTGTTTTTCATGTTCGGTTAACCCCTTAAAGTCCTTGCTATCTTTTGACAGGTCGATTTCTTCTGGTCGCCAAAAAAAACCTAAGGATTTGTCAGTCAGCTTCTCAAAAGCAGCATATCGCTGCTTATCGTATCGTGCGATGTTGACGCTTTTGCCGAAAAAGCAGGTTTGCTCTGTCGCGTCAAAAACTTCATTCGAAAAAACAGTCATTCGACTCTCCAGGTTGTGTTGTTTAGTTTTAGGTCTGTTGGCCAGTCGCCAGCAGTGAACGATGCGTCATGAAATCTTAGTTTGTTGGTCGGCAAAATTGTCAACCGACCATTGTCAAGTGCCACAAACATAAATTCTTTGCTTTGGGTGGGGTGTGCTGTGAACCCATCATTCATAGGAATGACAGTAAACATGTATCGGCCAAATTCTCCTGATCCCCTAACCTCGACACGTTGCGACTGCAAGTATTTGTATTCTTCTATTGAAAACTGATCGCCATAGCAATCCCACACTTGCGCATCAGCCAGTAGCCACTTATCGATGGCTATTCTAGAAAATGCTAGAGCATGAGGTGGGACCCCTCGCCAAACGGCGCCACATTCAAGCATCACGTGGCAGCCCCATGCCTCACCTGGTTTTGAGTGTAACGCGAACCAGACGCAGGGTTCAAATACACCCTTACCCTTAGGAACATCATGGCGAATGAACGATGAGTCCACCCAGCAATATATATGCTTGGGCAAACTGCCAGATCCCGTGAAAAGCATATTTTTTCCTTATGTTAAAGTGTGCAACTGTCGCAGGGTTCAGAATCAATAACCGAATTGTCAGGGGCGCTAACATCAATTTCGCCAGCGCCGTCAGCAGTGTTGAAGTAATACAAATTCTTGCCGCCATAACGATAGAAAGTCAATATATGCTGCAACATCAGCGACATAGGAATTTTACCATCCTCGTAATATGCAGGATTGTATGACGTATTTACTGAGATGGCCTGATCAACAAATTTTTGCAGCACTGCGACGATTTTAAGGTAGCCCTCGGGTGATGTTTGATCCCATAGCAGTTCATATTTATTTTTCATCAACCTGATGCTAGGAACGACTTGCTTGAGGATGCCGTCCTTCGATTGTTTAATGCTAACCAATGACCTCGGAGGTTCGATTCCATTAGTTGAATTGCTCAATTGTGAAGATGTTTCGCAAGGCATGATCGCCATGAGTGTTGAATTTTTAATCCCATGTTCGATTGCACGACTTGAAAGTTCTTTCCAATTCATATTATACACAGGATCCGCTAGTTCATCAACTTCTTTTTTATAAGTGTCGACTGGCATCAAACCCAGTGAATATTTCGTGTCGCCGTTCTTGGGACAACAACCCGTCTCCTCGGCCAAATCAACCGATGCTTTAATCAAGTAATACGACCATGCTTCGGCGTATTCATGAATAAGGTTGAGGTTAGGATTTGAATAGTTGGTATCATTTTTTGCAAGCCAATAAGCAAAGTTAATGATACCCACGCCTAGCGGTCGTCGCGACAGGGTGCTATACTTTGCTGCCAGAACAGGATAGCTCTGATAGTCGAGTAGCGCGTCAAGAGCTCTGACCAATAACCTACAAGGCTTCTCAAAATCTGATGGCTTTTTGATTTTTCCCCAATTCACAGCACCAAGTGTGCATAGTGAAATTTCACCGTCAGGGTCGTTAATATCATTCAACGGAACTGTCGGCAAAGTAATCTCAGCACATAGGTTCGACATTCGAATGGGTGCCTTTGATTTGATAAAGGAACCATGATCGTTGCAGTGATCAACATTCATGAGATAAATTCGACCAGTGTCCTTACGCTCTTGCATGAACGCCGAAAAGAGTTCTACAGCAGGAATTGTTTTTTTCCTGATCTTGGTCGACCGCTCGTATTTTTCATAGAGCTGCCTAAAGGTGTCGGTGTCCTCAAAAAATGCATCGTATAGCCCAGGACAGTCGTGTGGCGAAAATAGCGTGATATTGCCGCCCGACAGAAGGCGCTCATACATCACCTTATTGAACTGCACACCGTAATCAAGGTGTCGGATTCGATTTTCTTCAGTGCCCTTGTTGTTTTTCAGCACTAGCAGATCCTCGACCTCATAGTGCCAAATTGGATAATAAAGGGTAGCAGCACCTGAACGAGTTCCACCCTGACTGCAACTTTTCACTGCTGTCTGTAGGTGTTTCCAGAAAGGAATGACACCCGTATGACTTGTGTCACCCATTCGAACAGGGCTGCCGATTGCTCTAATTTTTCCTGCGCCAATACCGATACCCGCTTTCTGGGAAACGTATTTAATAATCCCCGCAGCAGCAGCGCAAATAGAATCTAGTGAGTCATCGACTTCGATAAGCACGCAAGAACTAAATTGCCGTTGAGGTGTGCGCACTCCTGCCATAATAGGAGTAGGAAGGCTGATATCAAAAGTGCTGATTGCATCGTAAAGTTCCTTTACCCATTTTGTTCTGTTTTTTGTATAACTTTGAAATAGCGTCATGGCAATTAGCATGAACGCCATTTGCGGAGTCTCGAAATATTCATTGGTGACTCTATTCCGAACAAGATATTTACCTCGGAATTGTTCCATTGCAGCATATGCTAAGTTGTCATCACGGCTATGGTCAATGTGTGCTTCTAGTTCAGCCCAATCTGCCTCAGAGTATGCTTGACCTAGGTGCTCGTCATAATACCCTCTATTCAGCACATTACAGTAGTGGTCATAAAGCGGAATAGGATTGTATTGCCCATACACTTCTTTTCGCAAATTGTAGTTGACAAGACGGCCCGCAACATATTGGTAGTTTGGTGTTTCTTCGCTGATTAGATCTGCAGCGGCATTGATCAGAACCTCTTGAATATCAGTAGATTTGATGCCGTCGTAGAATTGAATTTGAGTTTTGATTTCTAGATCAGAAACAGAAACACCAGCAATGCCTTCACACGCATGTTGAGCAACCTTGTGAAATCTCGCGAGATCCAAATCTTGCTTACTTCCGTCTCGCTTAATTACCTTCATTGTTCATTTTTCCTTTTAAGGGTTCCTCGGGTTGCGCCATTTTCATCTTCTTCCCACACAAAATCGAATTCAATATCAGCATCGGATTCTATCAAAGCAATAATTTCATCAGAAAGTTCAATGTAAACACCTGTCGTAGGCCGTTCGTTGTTCATGATACCTCCTAGCATCTCTTTTTTGTTTGTATGGCCAATTTTGCAATAAGTCCATTGTATGTGTTTTTTGTGATAATGTCAACTATCTTATCAGATGAATAATTTGCTAGAATCATGGCGTTAATGTCTTTTTCAATTACAATTTCTGGCCAAATACAGACCCGATACCCTTCGTTAACACATGTTTCGATTTTTTTACAAGTATGTGCCGAGCGTGGCTCATTATCATAAACAACTACGATTTTGTCTTTAGGCAACCCCGACAGTTTGATTTCTCGTAATAGGTCTCCGCCGCAAGTTGCAATTGCGTTTGGAATAAAGAAAGAGTCGATTGGGCCTTCTACCACGTATATATCTTGCTCAGGGTTTACAGTATCCATTCCGAAAACGTTTCCCTTGCTGGAATCGAGCATGATTGTGATATATTTGAGTTTCGACTTGGCAAAAAAAGATCGCCCCTGAAATCCTATCAATTTTTTGTTTGCATCAAGCAGGGGGATAATTAGCCTAGGTTCGTCTTTATCGATTGTAGCAACGTCAAACTTGCCAGGAACGATTGTGTTGACCCAAGTTTTGAAATTCGGCGCATAATACAATTTGTGATGCAAATCTGGTGGAATCAATCGACGTTCGACGTATAGCTTGGCAGGATGATCGACACGTAATTGTGAAATCTTTTTGATTGTCTTGAATTGGCTAGAACTGTCGAAGACGGGTGGTTTCATCTTGATCGCCAGGTCGTGGGACGTATTAGCCTGTTGAGGCACGCCTGCCGTATGCTTGAACCGCTCCAAAGAATATTGCTTGTGCAGTTCAGGATCTGTTCGTTTTAGAAACGCAGAGAATGGTGCCGAGTACTCACAGTTGTGACATTTACACAACAGTGTGCCTTTGCTTTCGAAGGCATACCATCTTGCTTTAGTTTTGCTGTTATCTGAGTCGCCGCAGACGATGCATCGCGCATTGAAAGTATGAGCAGAGCATTGTTTGAATTTCGGCAGTCTAGACGAAACTAGGCGGAGATAATGCTCATCCAGCCATAGAGAATTCATGATTAAATAACCTAATATTTGTTTGCTACATAAATGATTATAACGCTAGCCAAGCTAGATGTCAACTGCTATTGCAGCGCTCGAACAATAAAACTGATAGCTGTAGCAAACAATAAGGTAAATACACCGATAGCCCCGGCAGCTTTCCATTGCCAGCGCTCGAGAAGAGTCATTCGTTTTTCGAATTCAGTTAGTTTATCAGACACGCTTTTCCCGTCTTCCTGGTTTCTCTGCAGAAGTTCGGCTCGCATGGTTTTTATTTCATGAATGATATCATCGTATTGCTGATCCATTCTTGAGATCAGCTCTTTTTCACCGTTCATTATCTTTGTTTCTGTGGCTAATAAACGCTTTTCCACGTAATTCCTTCTACTCTCTATGAGGTCTAATACATGTTTCGTAGTAGATTCATGCGCTGAGATTTTTGCTTCGTGAACTGCGAGCATTTGCGAGAAGTTATTAGAGATATCAGAGAGCTTTGTTATGGTAACGTCTAGGCGATCTACAAGCAAACCAACTTTGGTCATGTCTGTTTGTAACAACCCAACTGTTTCATTCAATTTATTTGCGCCTGTTGTTTGCATACTCATGACTCTTCTGCCTTCCCACGCTGTGCTGCGATATAAGGTGCAAATTTCTCAGCGCCTGTGATTCCGAGTGACCCAATAACGATAAGGACCATGGAGTCATACATGAACTGTTCAACAACAAGTCCCCAGAATAAATTTGCGATGAATCCCCCAAACATCAAAAAAGCAGCGATCATTGCGATCCATCGCTTGGATGAGGGTGACCCATCGGTTGCTTCCATCATTTTATTGAGGTAACTGAGAATATTCATAGTGGTCCTCGCGCTGATGCTATACGTTAATGAGATGGTGTGGTAACAAAATCGCGATCAAGCGTCATCAGAACTAATACTATTTTTTTTCTCTTTTCAGTTTCCCAGCTCGGTTCATGGCACCTTGAGCCAATCTTTTCGCCAGTTGCATTGCTCGATCATCACCCGAGGCACTGATAGCGCTCAAAGCAGCAATCAGCATAAGCAACGCGCGATCATCGACCATATTAGGGTTATTTATAAATCTGAAGAAGTTCGAAACAATGAAATTGACGAGATCAGTCCTGGAATTGATATCATTTTCAATATCAATTGTGTTCACATCTTCGCGGATTTTTTTGTATCGATCACCAAAAGGATCTTTAATCTTGGGGTGCTGCTTTTCATATGCCGCGCGATTGGTTTTTTCCCACTCTTTGCGGGGAGTAGTAGGATATGCCAAATCACCC